CATCAGTAGGGAAGCCGTTAAGGAAGTTGTGGTATGACTTAAACGACCCCGAAGAAGACGTCCCAGCTCCACCATATAGTCGTTTAAAGTTTCTGTATGGTGATATTATTGAGGACATATTATTATGGCTAGCAAAGGTTAGTGGGCATGACGTATCAGGCCGACAGCAGGAAGTAAAACATTGTGGAGTAGTTGGACACATCGACAGTATAATAGACGGAGAAGTTGTTGATGCTAAGTCTGCTTCACCTCGTAGCTACCAAAAGTTCGCACTAGGTACACTGCCACACGATGACCCTTTTGGATATCTTGCACAGATTGCTTCGTATGATGCAGAGGTTGGCAAAGGTAAACCAGGTTTCTTAGCAATGAATAAAGTGACTGGTGAAATCTGCCTCTATCAACCTGACATGGTGTTTGATACACCGAATACGGAAGAGCTGATAGCAAAGGCTAAGGAGACTATTGCTAAACCTACACCGCCTGAGGAGAGATGCTATCAACCTGTTCCAGATGGTAAGAGTGGTAACATGAAGCTTGATAAAGGCTGTTGCCTCTGTCCTTATAAAAGAAAATGTTGGCAAGGTTTAAGAGCCTTTAGATATTCTGATGGCATTAGATACTTGACAACAGTTGTTAATGAACCTAAAGTTGAGGAGATAATATATGACAATCAAAGTCACTAAAACAAACTGGAGACCGTTTATTGAGTTGCATGGGAAACCTAAAGACCCTGCTGAAGAACCTGAACTGTTCTACTTCGACGTCACTAAACGTCCTCTAATGATTCAAACAAAAGATGGTACACTGTTACACTTCGGTGACAACATTGGCATCATTGTTACTGAATCCGCCAAAGATATTATCAAAGCTGTTGACAAACTTATCTCAGCTGAGCAAGACAAGAAAGCTAAAGAGGCTGAAGAGTATATGAAAGCTACACAAGAACGTGTTGCTGCCTTGGCTGCTCAACAAGAAAGTAAATAGCTATGAAAATACTGGTGATAAGTGACTCACATATTAACCCAGCTATACCAAACATTGAAGATTGGCAAAGGCTTGGTGAGTATGTTGTCAAGACTAAACCAGATGTTATCGTTCACTTAGGAGATGTCGCTGACTTGTCTTCACTAGCTTGGTTGAAGGCTCAGCGCGGTGAGTTCACAACTGAAGAAGAGTTGGAGCAAGTCGGTCGACACATCCGTACATTTGAAAACGTTATCAAGGCTGAGCAAGCTAAGAACAGACGTGATCACAAAACTATCTACAATCCTGAGAAGTACTTGTGTCTAGGTAATCATGATATTAGACAAGACTTCACAGGTATTGCAGAGTTGTTTGAGGACATGGACTGGCTTGTTGCAGACTATCTCAGACCTGTTGTCATTGATGGTGTAGCATTCTGCCACTGCATGATGAGAGGTCTGTCAGATAGTCCTTGCACCACCGCTGAAGAGCTGTTACAACAATGGCATGGGACTATTGTAGTTGGTCACAGTCATCAACGTGACTACTCAGAGTCTTACAGCATCGGCTTAGGCAGTACTATAAGAGCTATCAAATGTCCTATGTTCAACAGTGACGATACTGGTTGGGCTGTGCAGACCCGTAACAAATGGTCACGAGGTTTCACAGAGATTAACACAAATCCTTTTCAATTTATTTGGAGAGATATGTCATGTTTGTTAAACAATTCATAGAACACGTAGCAGAAACTTATGAGCTTGATGATGTCCTTTACATTATTGGTAAAGACCGCATCTGGCTTTTGAATAAACTACGTGAGGAATTGTTGCAACATCGTAAAGACTTCTTTGAAGGTGATGATTATTATGCTGAGGTTATAGATGAATAGATATATAGGAATTGACCCAGGTTCTAAAGGGTGTGTTGCAGTTCTGTTTGAAGATGGTTTAGTATATTTTCACGATCTTGATACAGAACTTGCAACATACTGGAATATCATGGCAATATTAGAAGAAGGTTTACCTACTTATGTAGCTGTTGAAGATGTTCACGGTAGACCTGGACAGTCCTGTGTAGCTAACACAACTTTTATGAAGCTTGCAGGGTGTGCTGAATTGACTGGTTGGTCACTGGCTACTGCAGGCTTCTTAAAGGTAGCACCACAGACTTGGAAGAAACACTTTGGATTACTGTCTAAGGGACTGACAAAGACACAACGTAAGCATTTGTCAATAGACTTAGCAAAAGAACTATACCCAAGTGTTGCAGACCAGTTAACAGCTTCTAAAGATGGTAGAGCTGAGGCATTATTAATAGCAAGGTACATGAAAGATGTTTGCAATCAATCCTAATTACAATGAGATAATGTTACGTCAGGTAAAGAAAGAGTCTATATTAACTATGAAGACTACTTCAGAGCTACGTAGAATGGTAAGACTTAAAGAGGTACAAAAGATTTGTCCAAGATGTGGAGCCTTCTTAAGTATTACAGCAAGAGGATGCGATAATTGTTTATTTCAATTTGATACGAGTGGGAGAAAATGACTAAGATAGATGTAAAAAGTAGTATTGAAGAATACGTATATCAGACTGACTGGAGAGTTAAGGCAAATGCTAATCAGTCTTACTCAGTTGGTGGTATGATTTTAAATGTTGTAGGCAAGGTTGTTGCAAACTATTGGTTGGATGAGATATATCCTAAAGAGGCTGGTACATTACATCGTGACGGCTTTATTCATATCCATGACCTAGATTTCCTCGGTGCCTACTGCTGTGGTCACAGTCTTCGTGCACTGTTGCAAGAGGGCTTTGCAGGTGTTCCAGGCAAGACTGCAGCCAAGCCTCCACGTCATTTATCAGCAGCTCTAGGACAGATGACAAACTTCTTAGGGACTATGCAGAATGAATGGGCTGGTGCACAGGCTTTCAGTAGCTTTGATACATTCCTTGCACCATTTGTTAAGTATGATAACCTTGAATACAAACAAGTGAAACAACTGTTGCAAGAGTTTATCTACTGCTGTGGTACTTCTAGCAGATGGGGTGGTCAAACAGTCTTTAGCAACATTACACTAGATATTAAATGCCCTGAAGACTTACGTGACAAGCCTGTATTGATTGGTGGAGTTGACACTGGTACTACTTACAAAGAGTATCAAGAAGAGATGGACATCATCAACATGGCTTTGTTAGATGTATTGTCAGAAGGTGATAAAGATGGTAGACCTTTCACATTCCCTATTCCAACTTATAACATCACTGATGACTGGGACTGGGATACTCCAGTTGCTAACAAGCTGTTCGAAGTTACTGCAAAGTATGGCTATCCTTACTTCAGCAACTACGTCAGCTCTGACATGAAACCTTCTGATGTTCGTAGCATGTGTTGCAGACTACGCTTAGACTTACGTGAGCTGTTAAAGAAAGGCAATGGCCTCTTTGGTAGTGCTGAACAGACTGGTTCCATTGGTGTTGTTACTCTTAACATGGCTCGTCTCGGCTACCTTCACAAAGGTGATAAGCAAGGGTTGTTGGAGCATGTTAAGTATCTGTGTGAAGTTGCGAAGGACTCGTTAGAAGTTAAGAGAAACTTTTTAACAGACCGATTAGAGGCTGGCTTTTATCCTTTCACCAAGCGTTGGATTGGTACCTATCGCAACTTCTTCTCTACTATTGGTGTCAATGGTATGAATGAGATGATACTAAACTACACAGATGGAGCATATGATATCACAACTGAGTACGGTCAAGACATGGCTGTTGAAGTTCTTGATTACGTTAGAGACCTGATGGTAGAGTTTCAAAAGGAGACAGGACATCTGTACAACTTAGAAGCTACACCAGCTGAAGGAGCTACAACACGCTTTGCTAGGGCTGACAAGAAGCTGTATGCAGATATTATACAGGCTGGTACAGATGATGCACCATACTATACCAACTCTTCCCAGTTGCCTGTAGATTATACAACAGATCCTTTTGAAGCTTTAGACAAGCAAGACAGATTGCAGACAAAGTATACAGGTGGTACAGTTCTGCATCTATACATGGGACAGAAGGTATCAAGTGGTGAAGCATGTAAAGCATTCGTTAAGAATGTGTTGACAAACTATAACCTGCCTTACATCAGTATTACACCAGTCTATAGTATCTGTCCAAAGCATGGTTACATTGCCGGGGAGCATAAGTTCTGTCCAATCTGTGCACATGAATTTGAGGCAGAGCGTTTAATAAAGGAGAATAGATAATGTGGAAAGACATTGCAGGTTATGAAGGACGCTATCAGATTTCAGATACAGGTATTGTCAAGAGCTGTGAACATTATCACCCAACAGTTATAAAAGGTAAACATGTTCTCCGCCACAGAAAAGAACAGTTGTTAAAGCAATGGAAGCGTAGCAATTATCTTTTAGTGGATTTATGGAAGGACGGTGAAAGAGACGTTAGAAGTATTCATGTACTTGTCTATGAAACTTTCATCGGCCCTATTCCAAAAGGTTACATGGTACATCATAAAGACCACGACAAGTTTAATAACTCTGTTGATAACCTTGAAATAATGACAGCTAAGGAACATAACAATCATCATCATGGAAGGAAGAAAAATGTTAAGTGAGTTTGCTCAAAACGTATTAAAGAATAATAAAATCGATGAGAAGGATGTCGAAAGTGTTGATAACAATCTTGTTATAACTTTCAAAGATGGCACTAAGCAGCAGATAGTCGAATGCTGGTCAAGGTGCATGGGATACTACCGTCCTATGTCAGAATATAACATTGGCAAAAGACAAGAGCACGCTGACCGCACACTATTTGTAGAGCCTACGGAGGACTGCTCATGCGGTTGCAAGTAAGTTACTTACCGAACTACAACAGAGGCTGGGGTGAGCTGAAAAAGGCTCATCCATCTGATGCAGGTATTGACCTACGTGCTGCCATTCCTAGCACAATCTTGTTGATGCCATCATCGTTTGTTAAGATACCGTTAGGTATTGCTACAATCTTTGATGAAGGCTATGAAGCACAGCTACGAGCTCGCTCAGGTCTTGCAGCAAAGTTTGGTATTGGTTTAGTTAATGGAGTTGGAACAGTTGATGCAGGTTATAGAGGAGAATGGGCAGCTGTGTTATATAACTGTAGCACTGATGTGTTTGCTATTAGGCCAGGTGACAGAGTCTGCCAAGTTGTATTCAACCAGTTACCACCAGTGGAGATTGTTGAAGGGCCTATCATATTTGATGACGATCGTGGTGGTGGTTTTGGTTCTACTGGAGTTGCTTAAATGAAACGTGAAGACTTATTAAAAGAAGCTATCAAGATTACAAAGGGTGCTAGACAAACTAATTACGGCACTCCTGAAGATAACTTCAAACGTATTGCAGACTTATGGTCAGTTTATCTCGGTCGTAGTGTTACGCCATCTGATGTAGCAGTTATGATGATACTGATGAAGACTGCAAGACTTATGAATGACTGTAAACACATGGACAGTTGGGTCGATATAGCTGGCTATGCTGCTTGTGGAGGAGAAATTAATGGTTGATATAGCAATGTGTAACAATCCTAATTGCAAGATATGTAACAGTTGTTTCAGACATAGAGCTACACCGAGCGAGTATCAAACCTACTTCGTTGCTTATAAGGTAGTAGAGTCTGAAGATGACTGCAAAGAGTATTGGAAGATACAAGATGATAAAGAATTAAGGAGGTTAGATAAAGTATGGGCGGATTAATTATGAGGTTGTTTGTAATTCTAGGAGGCTTCTTCAATCGTGTAAGAGGTGGCTTAGATGTATGGTTTGGTGAGAATGCACCACTGAATAAGATATGGTTTCCACTGTTCTTAGCAACTATTACAAAGAATGGGTGGATGGCACCAGCTTGTTACATTGGTCAACAAATCTGTGGATGGGGAGCTTACATAGGCTCTCTAACATGTGGTGCTAAGCCTGCCAAAGAGTGTAAGGCTATTGACTGGCTGTGTCAACCGTTCGAGTTCAATGCTAGACTGTGGGGATTCATGGCACTAGCTATTAGAGGACTCATATGGCTTGCACCGATTGCATTAGTCATGAAGAATTGGTGGCTGTTGTTGGTAGGCTTCTACTTCCCTATCTGCTACGCCATCCCTACACTGCTTCTATTAAAAACTAAATACAATAACACCAAGGCTGCTTGGAATATAGGAGAAATACTATGGGGAATGTTGCTTTCTTACGCACTCCTGACAATCTAGTAGAGCTTACTAAAAGATTTGAAGGTCTGCGTTTAAAACCTTACCACTGTTCAGCAGGTAAAATAACAATTGGTTACGGTCGTAACCTTACAGATGTAGGCATATCAAAAGCTGAAGCAGATATTATGTTCTATAGTGACATGTTAAGTGCTGAGGTAGATGCTGCTTCATGGTTGGATAAATATGGTATGAAACCTGAAGACATATCTCAGAACCGTTTTTACGTCCTTACAGACATGATGTTTAATATGGGCTGGAATAGTTGCCTACAATTTAAAACGTTTATGAGCGAGCTTAAAAAGGACCATTACGATGATGCAGCTAAAGCTATGTTAAATAGTAAATGGGCTACACAAGTCGGTAGTAGGGCTATAACATTAGCAGGATTTATGAAGAATGGTTAAAGTATATACAGATGCTAGCTACGATGATAAGAGGGGCGTATGCGGCATTGGAGTAGTGATACAAGATGGTGTCAAACAGAGGACAATTAGTAACTGGGTGTATACAACTAACGTACACTACGGAGAACTATTTGCAATCTATATGGCAGCTGTCTTAACTAATGGCAAGGATGCTACAATCTATACAGATTCTGCAGTAGCTCTCTCATATTTAAACAATGAGGTTAAAGAACGTCCTAGAACTACACAACAGTACTACAAACATCAAGAGATGAGAGTGCTTGCTTACAAGATTAACAAACTTGATATAAAAGTTGAGAAAGTTAAAGCACACGATAACAATTTTAAGAAGTCTTCTCTAGGAAATAGTCTTGCTGATGTGCTATCTAAGATGGGTCGCAGTAAGTATTATGATTTTTTACTTGACAAATGATGAAAAAGGGTGTATAATATCTCCAAGAGATGCGGCAGGGTGATACTATACTACACCTACTGTTAAAAGTTATTAAAGGCTGTCACCAGTTCAATCAGTGACAGCCTTTAAAAGTCTTTAATAACCTCTTTGTTTCTTGTCTAAGATTATTGCACAGTCTAAAGCATCTCCATAGGTCTCTGCAAGTTGTAGACAGTTGTCATATAGTCTACCTTTACTGCTTGCGCAACAACTTAATGACATCATCAGGAAGAGGCTGGTTATAACAATCACAATCTTCTTTAACATTCTTTACAATCTCCCTTACTTTGGTAATAACTTTCACCGCGTCTTTCTCAGCTTTATTGTTGTTGTCTATGACTTGTGTAGCTTCTTTAAACTTTACTTGAGCCTGTGTACAGCTTCTTACAGATACTGCACAGACTAGAGACAAGGCTACACAAGCTATTAACAGATACTTATTCATCATCTTCACCTAGAGCTTTAAACAATCTTGCTTTAATTGTTGATAGTCTTTGGTATTCTTCTGAATCATCCATATTAGCTTTTCTTAAAGCTTCTTGTCTAGCTTCTATATTCTCAATAGACTTATTAATATCTTCTTCAACTCTGTAATCTACTTTAGCAGGATTGCCTTCACTATAAGAGTCTACAGACATTTGAGCCCCACCTATTGTAGTCTTACCAGAAACTTTAGAAGTTGATGAAGCCTCTTCACCAGTGAACATATCTAATTCATCAGCCTTTTTACGTGCTGCTTCTACTGCAGCTTTATCACTTTCTAATTTACCTTTTTCCGTTTTAGCACCAGACTGCTCAACTCTTTTAATACTTGCTTCTAGTCTGTCAGCATATTCTCTTAATGCTTTTGCAGATGTATTAGTAGATCTTTCTAAAGGAATATCTTCCATTCCTAATACAGCTGCTGCATCTAATACGCCTTGAGAGAATGCTGGTTCAGATGCGTTAGCATCATTGCTACTAAATGATAACAACTCCATCAACATCTGTCCACCTTTATTAGCTAACTCAGCAGCCTGTTCTTTAATAGATTTATTGGTGGTATCCCATACAGTTTCACCAGCTTTTAAAGGTTTTATTTCTCCATTAGATGCAAGATTTAATACAGCTTTTCTTTGTTCTGGTGTATACTTCTCTAAAGCTTTATTCAAGTCATTAACTTGATTACCAGTCTCGTTAGATGCTAATAGGTCTCCAAGTCCTTGTAAGACTCCTGTAGTGCCTTCAGTCATTCTCAGGTACCCCTCATCATCTACTCTCATTCTTGATGCCTGTAGGCTGTTTAAAAGAGCTTTAGGATTGTTTCCAGATTTGATTAAATCATATGCAATAGAATTTCCTTCAAGCTTATTAATATTTGCATCTGTAGCTTTGAAAGTACTTTGTAAATTAGGATCATTATAAGATTCTGCTTTAGCTCTCTGTGCTACTGCATCAGGACTTTTAAGGATATCAAGAGCACTTAAATTGTTTTTTTGATTTACTTCTAAGTCTTCACCAGATAAATCGAAAGGATTTCTTACAGTATCTGCCAATGTCTTAGAAGTTACTAAAGCCTGATGAGCAAGTTTACGAACAGGATATAAACGGTCTTTAACATTTGCAGAGTATACTTGTGAGAATACTTCAGAATCATTTACAGAAGCTGCACCTTGTGTTCTATAACCTGATACAAATACGTCAGGATTCTCTGAAGCTTCTGCTATTTGTTTGCCAAGACCTTCAATAGGGTTACCAGCCTTTGTAAGGATCTCACTCATAAGTGCTTCATTTCTGATGTTCATTACTAAAGGCATATTTGGCAATGATAACAACTGAGCGCGACCTGATTCAACCATGTTATCATTCATCTTCTTTACAAATTCTGTGTTATTATCAGCATCTGCTTTAATGTCATTAACATATTGTTGAACACCCATATTATTAATTGCTCTAGTTGCAAAAGCTGTAGCATCTGTATAATTCATCCCTTTTTGTTGAAGACCTAGAGTTAGATTATGACGAAGTGTATCAACAGTAGCCTGTGACATTTGAGAAGGATTGAACTGAGGATCTGATATCATCTGTTCTAGAATTAATTCAGCATTTGCTCTAGCTAAATCAACAGCAGTATCACCACGTTTTGCTGCAGCATATTGAATTTCTTTTTCAGTTGCACCAGCAGCTAACATATCTGAATAGTATTTAAAGTCTTCATCCATCTTTGAAAGTTCATCAAGCTTTCCTTCAATGACATCACGATCCTTATCACGATATGCTGGATATGCTTCACGGAAGTTATCTACTTGTTTAAGTCTGAAATCTGTATCAGCGTCCATCAATTTCTTTTGACGAGACTCTTCAAGTTTTCTAACACCTCCATCAAAATGGTCACGAATTTTATACAAGTCTGCTGCTTTCCAGCCACCTGCTAAGTACTCGTCATCTAGCTGTCTTGTTAATCTTTCAGCATCTGATTGTTTGTAGACACCTTGCCGTTGACCTTCAGCAATACGATTGAGTCTCATTGCATACTTGTTTAAGCCATCGTTATAGGCTTTATCAGCTTCGTCCTTTTCTTTTGATGCAGCACTTATTGCAAGGCCTTTAAAGAAACCCCTTAAATCAATTGGTTGAACATTTATATTAGGTCTCTTTACTTCATGCCATTCAACAGGCTGTACTACTGGAACGTTATAATTAACTTGTGGTGTATAGTTAGGCATTATTGCTCTCCCTTATTAATTTTTAAAACTTGTTCTTTAACACTTCTCATTAGATTTGGATTGTATTTATAACCAGCTTTTTCAGATGTAACTTCTACTCTTTCAGCTCTATATCCTTCGATAACTTTCTTTTTGAAATCTTTTATAATTCTATCACCAACATTACGATTCTGCAACATCTGTAAAGCTGCTGCATAAGCTTTATTCATTGCTTCTTTACGTCTATCTAATTCCTCTTGAGCTTTTTGAGGATCATCTAAACGCCCTTCAATATCGTTGTTGTAAGAATTGTAAGCATCTTGATACGGCTTTACATAATCTTCATAACAATTGTTCATGAATGTTGTTTCGTCTTTTATCATCTCATAAATGTATGTTGAGAATGTGCTTTCTGCAGGTGTAAATCCTGTTAATACTGCTACAGCATCTTTAATGTTTGCATTCTCTTTAACAATCTTTCCTTTAGTATTTGTAATTTTGTGAGTCTCTGCTGCTAAATAAGCTTGTGCAGCTTTTCTCATACCTGTAGGAAGACCTCTTTCTCTTGATACCATTTGTGCAAAATCAACGATGTCAAAATTGTTTGTATCAGGATTTATAAGTTTTGATATAACATATAAAGTACTTGCTACATGTCCATAAGCAGATGATGAAGGTATTAAGTTAGATATCATAAAGTCTTCTCCATCTGTATCAAAGAAAGACAGCTCTTTACCAATCCACTCACCAAGAGACAAACCTTCATCTACATCGTATCCAGCAGTCTTCAATGCTTCTCTGAATATTCCTGTTGTAATTGTACCAGCTACTTCACTAGGCATTCCTGCTTCATCTTTCAAGAATCTATAAGCATTTACTTCTGACATCTTTGTTCCAAGTGTACCAGCTGTACCAAACATTAACATATTTGATGCAAGTATACCAAGTCTTTGAGTCTTTGTTAAACGTTTGTTACCCATTGCTTCAATAAGACGAAGAGGATAAGTTGTCCATTGTGCTAACAATTGTGTAGGTACTGCACCACCATGTTGAAAGGCAGATTCAGATGCTCTAGTCATATTGAGATACATGTCATCAGCATACGCAGCAATCTCTCTAAAACTTTTACCTTTATTTTCCATAAATGCTACAAAGTCTGATACAATCAAATTAGCGTTTGTACCTTCTTCAAAGCCAATATATTGGAACCTTTTAAGATTATTGTAGGCTACAGATCTTGCATGTCTTGCTGACATTTCCTGTCTTAATCCCATTGAATGAGTAGACGCAGCTTTGTTCATATACTGTAAGAAATCGTAGTAGTCTTGTTTACTTACACCAGTAGCCCTTGTAAAGAACTCTGCTAAATGTTTCAATACACCAGTCTTACCAGACTCTTGAGCGTAGTATCCTAAACGAATTGGTATATATGCTAACACTCCTTGAGCTGTTCTTATAGGATGTATTCCAGCAGTGTTAACAATACCTAAAGCTTGCTTCCAGAACTGTGCAGAGTTGAACCAGCCCATTGTATAGTTAAAGTGTAGGGCTCTTGCAGCTGCTGCAGGCTCAGCACTCTCTACAAATCTTTTTAAATTTCTTCCAACGAACGGTACGTTATCTAACTTTCTTGCACAAGTCTTTAACACTCTGTCCATATACTTATCATAAGCTGTAGGAGTATTACGCAATCTTTCGTAACGTTGTTGCATTGCTAATGCAGCTCTATATTCTTTTCTAAGTTCTGTAGGGACTTGTTCAAATGGCATAAGCTTTCCGTTAATAAGTTGTGAAGGCTTCATAGTTGAACCATTCTCTACAAACTTTTGAAAGTTTGCGGCAAATTGTCTTTCATACCATCTATTTAAATCAGACATAGCATTATTGTATGAAGCTCTTGTGATAGTATCTTCCCAAATTTTATCAATACTTGCAAGTTTTGCTTCACCACCATTAATACCATCTAGAATTCTTCCACGTCTTCTTCCAAATTCTGCACGAACATCTATAAGTTCTTGTAAAGAATCATCTAAGTTTTCCATAGTATCTGCAAAGTTTTCAAAACCATTGTCGTAGACATACTTCTGACCATCTTCTAATACTTGTGCCTTACTTCTAAGATCTAAGATGCCATCAGGATTATCAGAAGACTTCACAAGTGCTTTTAAATCATCCCAGTTATGAACATTTAAAAACTTGTAGTTAGCTTCTGTAATTAACTGCTGTGCTCTTACAGGATCTATTAATCCTTCTTGAACCATCTTTGCTGTTTCTATTGCGTGATTTACTTCATCAGCATACTGTTTCAAATGTAAAGAGTTAGTACCTGCTCTTAAAGTTCTTGGGAAACTATTAAATATTTTTCCAGCTTTCTCAAACGTGTTACCAACTTTAACCATTGCAGTACCTTGTGTGTAAGCTCTTCTTCCACCTGCTGCATAGTTTGTAATAAATCTTGGCAAAGGTTGTGGATCAAATGTCGAAGATGAAACTAATTTATGAGTGTAATTCAAATCACTATCTAATATAGACCTTCTATTAATTGCTATAAGTTTATGAGTTCCATCGCTTAACTTTGTTTTAAATTCATCGTAGGTATCTGCACCATCTACAATAATCTTATCAAAGTCTTTTCTCGTAATTGCTTTTAAAGGAACTTCTTTAGCTACTTTGTTATCAATCAATTTCCATCCTTCACCACTTAACTTATTGTATACAATATCGTTGTGAGTAATGTAATCAATATCACTATGCTTTTTAAATGTTTTATAAGCTCTTGAAACTTTATCTGGTAAACTTTCAACTTCTTCTTCTGTCAGCCATCTTCCATAACCTTCATTAGCTTTCTGCATGTTTTCAAAAATTGATGCCATCATCTTCTTCTCATCTTTAGATAATGGTTTTAAAACTGCAGCAGCTTCTTTTAACATCTCTGCTCTCATACCAGACTCAAGTCTTTCTGAAGCTGTAGCATATTGATGTGCTTTAACAGATTGTTTAGTAGAACCTGCAAAATATCTTTGTAAACCCATTGCAGAGAAGTCACTGATGTTATCACCTTCAGCTCCAATGCGAGTTAATTGATGTTCTGATAAAGGTTTAACAACTTGTAGATATAGACCAGAGCCATCAACGTTGGTGATATTCCATTCACCTGGTTGTAATCCCATTCTATCAGCAAGTTTTGTTACACCTGTTACATCCATGGCAGCTTTTCCATCCATGCCAGTTCCTATAAGAACTTTTGCATTATATGCACCAGTTTCTGTACGTTCTATATCAATTGCCATTGTATCTAAAAGATCAGTTGATGTACCTTTTAGCATACTTTTAATATCTTCTTTAACAATTTCCTTAGCAACTGCTAGCTCTTCACCAGTCAATTCTCCAGCTTCTCTATATTTACTAATAATTTCCATAGCTTCAGGATCTGCTAACGTATCTGCTAATTGATCTTTTATCTGATTGCTCATTGCTCTATAAGGATTATTCTGAAAAGGTTGAGTAGCAGTAGAGGTAACAGCATCTTCAAGAATTGTTACTTTATCTGTTCCATCTTCAACAGCTTGCTTAACTATTTGAGTAGCCTTTACATTATTTCCTGTAGCTTTAGCAACTTTTGCTGCAGAGTTTCCACCAAATTTATATAGAGCTCTAGCAGCTCCAGATATCTCTAGAGTACCGAACAAGTCCATTGATTTATCTACACCAGATTCTAAATCATTAACAAAGTTCTTGATGTAAGTTGGATGAAATTGTTTAACATTTGCTACAATACCATCAAGATACTCTGAGAATTCTTCAGGTGTTAATGAAGCAGCTTTCTCAGCTATTTCTTTTTCTTGAGCTTCTCTTACAGCAACATAAGAAATCTTTGGAGCTTTTTTAGATTCCTCTGTTTGGCTAGATGACATAGCTGCTTGGACTGCAACAGGTGTAGCAACATCTACTAGGAAGTCTTCTACAGCAGGCTGTTTTAAAACATCCCACATAGCTTGTCCAGCTACTAATCTTCCTACCCAATCTGGTACAACATCTTTAAGTCTTTTCCATTGTGAACCATTATTAGCATATTCTCTTAATTCTTCTAGCTTTGTTTGAAGTATGTTTGCTTTTGTCATACCATCTTCAAGATCTGATACAAACTTTAAGTTATCATTATTAATTCTAGTATTATCGTTTGTTGCAAAAGAATCTTCAATCTGGTTTATAGCAGCTTCTTCTTCTAATGATGAAGTAATGTCTCTATAACTATGAAGGATTTGATAATTCTTTACAAAGTCTGATACACCTTGTGTCTCTCCTTCACCTTGTTGAGATGCTAAAAGATTTCCAGCAGCAGCATACATATCTCCTTCTTCAT